GAAGTAGTGGTGCGCTCTATGAGCGACCTAACTGATATAAAAGTTCTACTTACTTCCACGCAATTCACTATGCGAACACGACCGATGCCGTTTGGCGTGGTACTACATGGTCGATCGGGAGTATTGAAAACGTATTTGACGAATATTTTGTACGAATCTTTTGCAACTGCTGCCAACTCGATCAAGTGGCCCACTCGAGAGCCTTTGAATCTTGTTGCTGATGACCAGCATTTTTACGCTAGGAATCCTATTGAGGAATATTGGTCTCAGTTTCATAGCAGTATGTGGTGTATCAACTTTGATGACGTTGGTGGCATGAAGCCCAGCATGGCTAGCGGAGTGCCCAAGGACGTAGAATCTTTTCTCCGAGTGCAAAACAATGCTCCGTACATCACGGAACAAGCCGACATCGACAAAAAAGGTCGAGTGCCCATTCAGAATCTTTTGACAATAGGTTCTACGAATGTGTACCATTTAGATATCCCCTTGTACATGAATGATGCGTATGCTAATTTGCGTCGCTTCCACATGTTTGTGGATGTTATTCCCAAGGAAGAATATCTTGATCCTACTGGTCACGTCATCGATCAAGACAAGATTCCCCAGTCTGATGGTTTCCTCGATTTGTGGGACTTTGTGGTTAAGAAGGCTGTGCCCGATTATCGTAATACGCTCGACCAGAAGGTTTCAGGTCCAGCGAAATTTGAGATTGTCACCCGCTATGATTCAATTGACGGTTTTATACAGTACTATTGTAAGCGCGTCATAAAACATCTCCAACAGCAGGAGAAGGCGTTGTCACAAATGCGCCAGAGTCGCAGTGCAAAACTGTGTAGCTCCTGTTTTCTGCTTAAATGTATCTGTGATAGGCCGGCATATGATGACGCCATTGAAACTGATTCGAGCGATGAATCTGAGGAGTCTGGAATAGGCGCCTCCATTTGTGCCATACAATCCGAGGAAGAGGAGAACCTACCAGATGGTTCGCCTCGAAGTTTTTGGCTTATTGTCCTATTGATGATGTTCTCCGTGACATGGAGCCCTTTTATGGGTTTTGTCTTCTTTTTATGGTGGATATATAAAGCTTTTTGGGCTTTGCCATCAGAGGAACGTACAGTTCTGGGAGCTATCATTGCCATTACTTGGATAATCATGTATGAATTCTTCCATTATTTCTTTCGCACGTATTATTACGTTTGCGCTTCATTGTTCAAGGGGGAGGTAGATGCCGAGTTCAAATTGGCACGCATCACCCTGTATATGATGCGTTTGCGCACCAAATTGGCCACGAAGACCAGAGAGTGGACGTATAAACAAATCATTGTGACGTTCACTATATTGGGAACTGTGGTAGGTGTGCTTACTTATATGAATAGGAAGAAGCGCAAATTCCACCCAGCCGAAGTGCAAGGAGTATCAGGATCTCGGCCCGAGCCTCAAGGCCCTATCGATGAGACAGGTCCCAATGTGTGGCGAGCGGCTGAATTGGATTTAACTTCCCATCATTTGCCGCCAGCGGTGTCGTCCTGGACTAATCGATCCATTGATGATTTCCTGGAGGTGGTGGGAAAGAATTTTCTCTTTGTAAAGTGGAAATGTCGTGAAGGAGGTTTCAAGCGTGGTAGAGTTATTGCTCTTGGCGGTCATTTATACGTCACCAACAACCATTATTTCATTTTGAATGATATAGTTGGAGTTGAGATTCTCCGGAGTGGACTATTTTCTGGAGTCACTGCTACCCGTTTTGAAAAACTGTCCCCAGTACAAATGCATTCATTGCCCGAC